ATCATTCATACCTGCCTTGAATGGTGTGAGACTGTGCTTAGGTGTGGCAGTAAAGAAGTAAGACCTCTCAGCATCCCATGAGAAATGCTCAACAGGAACAATGAAGTTTCTTTGTACTGAGTTATGTGCTTCATCAAAGTATATTGTATCTACAACAATATTACTCTCTTGTAATCTGTGTAATGAATGATATGTTGTGAATATCATTTGATGTGCATTAGACTCATAGCATAGGAAATTATGGTATCTAATATCAGAAACTTTAGTTGAAGAGAAATGCTCAGTCTCACCACTGTGAACGTGCATGACTCTTACATCGTTAAACTCTCCTGTTTCCAAGAACTCAGAACATAATTGCTCTGCTAATAGGATACGTGGAGCGACCACGACAATGGTTGCAATCTCTTGTGTACGGAATACTTTCTGGGCATCCTCAATCATACACATGGTCTTACCACCGCCAGTAGGTACAATTACTTGACCTTTAGGGTTCTTTGCCATAGCATCCAGAGCATCAATTTGGTGTGGACGTAAAGGCATTAGTGTTTTGTAACTGAATATATTATAGCATAAAAAAGACCCCTGTATAGGGTCTTGTGCCAGTTCGGTTACTGGTTTCCTTAAAAAGTTATAGAGCTTCGACTACAAACCTAACAGAGTTATGTATATGAATTCATATTTACATATATGCTTCATGGGGTGGATGAATAAAGAAAACGATTGTCATTCTTCCTGTTTCTATACCATTACCAAATACATTTGTAACTGCATGTTGGGAATAAGAAGGCCAACACACTAAACGATTGTAAACATTCTCAATATGAATTATTTCATTCTTCTCACTATCTAATATAGATGACCCTGAGTTTGGTGGGGGATTTGGATGTAAGTAAAGAATTCCAGCATAAGTATTTGGAACATTACCATCATTATGCCATTTAAAATCATGGAATAGAGGTTGTTTTTCGATACAAGAAGGTATATCAGTTACATGATATGAAAATCTTCGAAATGGACAAGATCTTATATCATGAACATCACCAACTATATTAATAATTTTTTTGCAAATTATATCCTTTCCATCCAATTCAAGTGACCTATATCCTTTCCATCCTGGTTGACAAGGATGATCTCTATATTCATAATCTGTTCTATTCAATCCTTGTTGTCTTATTTCGTCAATATTATCAAATACATTATCTTTAATTAAAATATCCATAATTAATATACATCACTCTTGTCAGGTTGTATCCATCCCCATGAAGTAGCAAGATATTTAACACCACCGATAGGGGGATTACCTCTATGAACATGAGTATATGCACAAGGGAATATTATTACATCTCCAACTTTAGGTTTTTCTCGTCTATTTTGATATAAAAACTCTGTTTCTCCACCTTCAAAATTATCATTTATATAAAGTTGAATAACAAAATGTCTTTGTGATGCTAATAAACTAGCATTTTCATAATGCCATGAATGAAATCCCCCTCCTACTGGAATTTTCTTCAATTTACAATCATATATTAGAAATTTAGACTGACCTAGTACACTATAAGTATTAAGATATTCATCAACACATGGTTTAAATTTTGGAATAATTAAAGAGGAAATAGGGAATGTACCAGGAATACTATAAGAACTTATATTAATAGTTTTATGGTCTATTTGATGATTGATTCCTTCATTACCATATAGATAATGATTCTCTTCAAAATAATTAATCTCGTCAATAATATCCTTACATTCTTGCGGAGAAAATACTCCTTCATAACGAGTAATAAAATCAGTAATCATAATAAAATTAATCTAGTAGTATTATCTATACTATCTACGCTATCCCTGTTCCAGATTCTCCAGATCCACCTTTACCCTCACCCCATACATTATCAGTTATATGTGCGTCTCCAAAACTCCAATTTATACTTGCATTAGACCTTCTAATCGCAGCTCCATTCAAAGTACCAGCAGCTCTAGTTTGATCGCTTCCATGACCACCAGTAACTCCACGTGCTTCACCAGCATTATCTCCACCTGCTCCACCGTCACCACCTTGTTCTCCACCTTTAGGTTCTGATCCAGCTTGACCACCCTTAGCACCTTCTCCACCTGAGTCACCACCATCACCTGGAGGAAAACCTGCACCTCCACCTCCACCTCCACCATCAGCATATCTCGTCTCCCACCAATCCTTCTGCTTTCCCTCATCACCAGCCTTTCCTCCACCCCAACCAGCAATTATCGCACCACCAGCTAAAACATTCACAACACTTCCTTCATACTGAATCCCTAAACCACTTGTACCCCTCGTACCATCATTATTATTAGGATTTCCACCTCTACCACCAGCACCCATAATTTTACCCTCACCACCAATATCAATTTGTAATTTTGTATTAGGAGTCCATGTTCCTGTTTTTAATGCACAATATTTTTTCTTATTAACATCATCTGAAGCTTTAGATCCAAACTTCTTATTAACATGAATAATAATTCTTTTACCTGATGTATTTGAGGGAAGAGCACCAATATCACCAGGCCCTACTGTAGTTGCTTTACCATTATTATACTTATTTACTTTAGCATTTACTCTATATTGATTTCCACCATCATAGCAATTAACAACTATATTCAATCTTGCATTACGAAAATTACTAAATGAAATTGGCCCACTACTAGGAATAGGAGTGCTACTATCAGCACCAGCAGATGTATCTAATGGTAGAGTTATACCACCAAATGTAGTACTAACTCTATAAGATCCTAATTTTCTATTATTTGGGCCAGGAATTTGACCAAACTCATTTTCTATTTGTTCGAATGTTAATGGACCTGATGATGGTAATGGCATAATTTTATACTGCTCCGTCAGTTACTTCTCGCCACGCAGTTCCATTATATACATTCAGTTTATTTGTTTGGGTGTTATAAATTAATGCACCTGCTACCTTTTCAGTTAAAGCGGCTCTTCCAGTATTATCAACTTTTGGTGGTATCATAAACCTATTACCAGTCGTTCCACCTAATCCTACATCTAATGCTGCTAATGGAACTGTAGTTCCAATACCAACTCTATCTTCTATAACCGCACTATCCTTCACATATACAGTAACTACAGCTCTGGTAGACTGACTACCATTATAATTTACATCAGTACCAATTCCAAGATAATTATTTCCGTATGGTACACAAACAAGTGGTCCTCTACCAACAGCCAAAGTATCTATTTTAACTAGAGATGGAATTCCTGATTCAGGATCAGTATTAATTCCCAATCTAAATGCTCTAATACTACGGAAAGTAGAAATACCAGCGAATGGACTCACATTAACATTACCACTCCACATCGCACCAGTTCCTATTCCAGTCCCTCTATAAAGTATTGTATTTCCATCAGGACTGAATATATCTGATTTTATAGATCCAGTAAGGAAACCTGATCCTAAATCAATATTACCATTTGAATAGATAGTTGCCGAAGTTCCAACTGTAAGATTACCAGTTGTATATACAGCACCATCAAATGTAGAAATACCAGAAACATGTAGTTTAGCATCAGGCATAGTAACTCCAATACCCAAACTTCCACCAATACCAGTAAGAGTCATTAAAGGAACTGAAGCAGCACCTCTAATCCATTGGAAATCCTTATTACCAGTAACTAAATCTGGATTAGAAATAAAGTTAAATGATCCTGGACTATAGTTAACCAAGTCTAATGACTCACCATCACTATGCTTAAATGATCCACTGGTATATCCATATCTTAATTGTGCACCATAACCATTAATATTTGCAGATTTACCTACTGCAATAACAGAATCACTATCTTTAACTAATTGAATATTTTCAGTAAATGTAGAAAGACCAGATACATTTACAGCATCTAATTCTGTGTGTCCGTCAACATCTAAAGATCCATTAGCATCTATAGAAGAACTAAATGTGGCAATACCAGATACAAGAATACCAGTAGAATTAGTATCGAATTTTGCCGAATTAACTTCACCTGTTACATTACCACTTACAGCACCAATTACATCTCCAGTAATAGGGCCATAGAATATATTAGCAGTTATAGAACTAGCAGTTACAATTCCAGTATTTAATATTGATGTATTAAATGTGGATGCAGCACCAGTTATATTTGTTGTTCCTATTCCAACACTTCCTAAAAATGTTGATGTACCAGTAATTGTAGCAACACCAGTTACATTTAAATTTGTAGTCTTAGTAGTTCCCTTAACATCCAATATATCTGTAGGTACTGTACTTCCAATTCCTACCAATCCTAAGTGAGTTATTCTTAATCTCTCTGCATTACTTCCTCCACCCCAATTACCACTACCACTATAGAATAAAATCTTTCCAGCAGGAGATCTCGCTGATAGACCTAAACTATTATCAGATCCATCACTTGTAACTTGTGCAATAGCAGGTAAAGTAGTTTCCGTAGCACTTACTCTTTTACCAAATCTAATTTCTGAATTAGAATCTACTCCTAACCCACCAATTTGTAAGAATGTATCAGAATTTGTAGTACCAATACCAACTTTACTGGTTGTATAAGCAACTCCGGGACTTCCTGCTTCAAAAAACCATCCAGAAGTAGAAACGGCAAATACATTAGATAATGTACCACCATCACCATAAAATTTACTAGCTGTTATTATTCCACTACTCGCTTCAATTCTAATTCCACTTCCAATATCAACATCACTAAAAGTAGAAACACCAGTAGTAAAATTGTGTTTAGAACTTGTAACTCCAGTTATAGTTAAATCTCCTCTAATATTAGATCCACCATATACATCCAGATAAGATTCTGGAGTAGTTGTTCCAACTCCTACCAACCCTGCGGGGTTGACAACAAATTTATCAGTATCAACTTGTATCCCATTAGTAAAGTTAAATGACTTATTATAATTTGCCATTGATGCCTACATTTTTAGTTATTTATCTGATAGTTTTTGTTCAAGGCTATCAACCTTATCTGACAATTCTTTAATTGCCTCAATCAACACAGGAACTAATTTCTCGTACCTAACAGCATAAGTACCATTATCTCGAATAGTAGTAATACCAGGAAGGTTAAGTGCATCTACCTCTTGTGCAATTACACCAACTTCACTACCTTCTTTGCCAGATGCTTCATTCCAATCAAATGTATTACCACTCAAAGATTTAACTTTGTCTAGTGCTTGTTTGATTGGTGAAATATTATCTTTAAGTCTCTTATCAGAAGTATAGAAAGCAGTAATATCACCATGAGCAAGAATAGCACCAGTTGCTTCTGTTGTTCCAACTTCAATACCAGTAGAAGTAGTTGTTAATCTTGCATGTGTACTTCCTGTGTTAGGTGAAGCAACACTACCAGAACTATCATAGAATAATTCTACTTCATGTTTTCCACTATTATTAAATCGAAGACCTAAATTAGAAGCATTTTCGTCAGTTATTTCAACTTTTTTATTACTTTGTAAATATAATGCCGAAGCAGCAGAGTTATTATGCTTAATAACACTATTAGGTTGGCTACCATCAGCATCATGTTCAATCGTTAAATCAGGTGTGCCACTAGTACCACCTAATGTCAATTTTACATTATCATCCAAATGTAATGCATCAGTACCACCAGGCACTGTAATATCAGATAAACCAGAACCAGAACCATAGAATGTAGTAGCAGTTACAGAACTAGCTGCAGATATATTAGCAGCATAAAGATCACCACTAAATGTTGCACCTAC